CGCTCGATCTGATACTCGGATTCGGTAGCGAGATCAAGCAGTTTAACGGTTCCAACAGCAGCACTGTGAGCAACAACACCAAGAGTATTAGTGAAGTTACCGTTGTACCCACTTCCACCTGTACCGAATACATCATTAGCAGCAGCTCCGTCACCAGTAGTAACAGCTGATAAATCAGTGGAAGGGATGTGGTTGGATTTGTAGATTGTGATACCAGCAACTTGTGGGATCGATCCAGAAGCGATGCTTCCTAAACCTCCAACGTCTTTATTAACGGCAGAAGTAGAGATAGCCAACGCACCAGCACCACCAGTGATTAACTTGTAGTACTCTTGTGGACGCAATACGCAGAAACGACCGTCGCTAGGAACGTCATTCTCGTCAAGCTTTTGAGCAGCAGTGAAAAGAGCAGCTACTAACTCAGCACCTGTTGGGCTTGTGTTGTCAGCGTCGTCTCCTGAGTCAGCAACGTCTCCCATTGCATTAGCAGAAACATCAAGAACACCACCTGTTTTACCACCTGTGATAGCAGCAGCCGAACGAGCAGCAGCGATAAACACTTTGGATATAGCAGTGTCAAAACGAACAGCAAGAGCCTTACCCAACTCGTTAGCGTAAACGCTGCGGATGTCGTAGTGGTTCTTTACGTCGTCGATGTTTGATAAGAAAGTAGAAGCAAGAAGCATCTTATCGATGGTAATTACTTTCTCTGCTTTCTTGATGTCGCTAAGGTAGCTGTTACCACTGTCGGCAATGTTTTCACCGGGTGTGTGGTAGTCAGCAGAAGCAACGCCTGTTACTGGGAATTGAGCGGATTTACCGCTGTCGATTGTGCGAACAGTATGCAGTGGTTTAAAGATGTTTGACTCTTCGAAGGTTTGCAGAATCTCTCCGCTAAACTTTTTAAGAAACAAAGCATCGACGTCACCAGCCGAGTTTACCTGTCCTACACGTGAGGGGGATGTATCGCCATTAGCCATATTATATAATCTCCTATGTTGTAGTTATTTGTTGTTGTATTGTTTGGGTGACTTTCACTTCTTTCGTCAACACAGGATTGTCTACCGCAGTAGGTCGAGGGACTAATTGTCGCTAGTTGTCTAAAAATTATTACTATAAGTAAAAACAAAAAGTTCTTGACTGTCAACCTCTTCGACCGCTTGGGCCAAAATAAAAGCCTAAGATACAAGGGAGTATTACTGTGCATCCCATAAGGCTGATGTGTCCAGAAGAAATAGTGAGTGGCTCCTGAGCTGCTTGCCAACTGATGAGTCCAAAAAAGAACTCGTTGACTCCTTCTCCGTCTGCATTTGTGATGGTGACGATCTCTGCTGTGGGGAAGAGGGTGCAGAGGATGATACACGCACAGAGCGTAGACACCCCGATAACAGCAAGCACACGACGAGTAAAAGAAACAAATTCGCCATTACCTCCTTTATTGATTTCAGCTTGTAGTCCAAGGAAATTATCATTGTTACGAGCCTCTCTCGCCATTTCAAGATCGTGTTTCTGTTGCTTGCTTTCAAAGATATAGCCGAACACGCCTTTAAGAATAGCACCCATAGCCGTACTACCACCGCCCGTGATGAACAACATAAGTAACTCACCCATCTCATTTAATCCCTTCTACTTTATCTCGCAGCCTATCCAGCTCTTTCTCTAGGTACTTCAATCTCTCAAACTGTTGATGGTCAGATGTTATTGGGGCATCTTGCATCTCTAATAAATGATTAAGGTCTGCTTTTGATTGTTCAGCAAACTTCTCAATATGCATCACGCGAGCGGACAAGTCTCCTAGTAATGTACCTTCGTGTTGTACTCTATCAAGACTGCTGTCTAGTACCATTAGTTTATTCCAGACCACACTGTACCCCCAAACACACGTCCCAACAATAGCGATAACTTTCGCCATAAACGCTAGGTTGGCTTTGACCTGTACGTTTTCTCCTATTTCTGTTGCCATGTTTTTAAACATAACGATGAATCTAGAAGGTCAGCAAACTAAAAAGAAGGACGGCCTTGGAACATCTCTTTAAAAAAACCTATGCCAACCAATAAGCACAGGGGAAAAATTACAGAAGTCCAAGACCGTCACACACACATCTTTATGAATTAACTTATAGTCTACTCACAGAAAGTCTTCTGTCAATCTCTTCGTGATAAGCTTTATCTCCTGACTTATATCGAGGATCAGACTGAGCACGGGCTAGTTCTTGCATTGACTTAAAAGGCATAGTAGAACCACCAGTAACAGCTCCTTGTACAAGTTTAGGTGAGGAACCATTAGCTTGTGTATATCTATCATAAAGAGATTTAACTGCGAACTTAGCTTGTTCTTTAGTCCCCGTAGTAACAATATCATCAAATGCATTTATCTCCTCCTGTTCCAAGTTGTCGTTAGCCCATTCAGCCATAGCGTCAAACTGTCCGTTGGCTACACTCTTTATTTCTCCTTCTTCAGTTTGTAACAAAGCTTGTTGACCAGCTGCATAGCTATCGACTAACTCCTTCGGGAGCCCTGCTTTAGCAAGCTTCTCGTAAGTCTCCTCAGATAGCTGACCATCGTTTTCAAAGAACTCTTTAGAAGCATCAACAACAGCAGCATTATAGTCAGCGTTCTCGTTATCGTCAGGCTTGTCATCCTGTACATCTCCTTCATTATCTTCTGTAGTTTCTGCTGATTGTTCTTCGTTAGTGCCTTGTCCCATCTTTTTCTCAAGCTCGCTGTAAGCCTGTGCCATGTCTTCGGGACTCTTAAACTTCTCAGGCAACCAATCAGGTCTATCAACCTGTTGCTCCTCGCCAGCTTGTTCTTCCGATATTGTTCCCACAGCTTCTGCTGCGTCATCGGGTTCAATCTCGCCTTGCACTTTCTCATTAATCTCTACTCGGTGTAATTCTGCCATCTCTTTTATTCTTCCTGTTCTTGTTGTTGTGATGCCATGTACTGCTCCTGTGCTGCGTTGACGGCAGGTGCGACTGCGGGTGCTCCGAGTTTCTGTGCCATCTCCATCATCTGAGCTTGCTGCATAGCTTGTTGTATTTCTTCTTCCGTCTTGATCAAGCCTTCGGTCTCAATGCCTAGAGCTGTAGCACGACGTTTAAAATAGTCGTTAACATTTAAGTATTGTGTAACTGCTTGTGGGCCAACTACTTGGTTAGCTCCTGCAAGGAATAGATCAAGTCGTTGTAAGTCGTTACCTCTACCCAAAGCTTCTACTCCTGTAACAATAGTAGGCTTAACAATATCTTTAGGTAGCTTAGGCAGTCTCTTCTCTTTGGACATCTTATCCATCAAGCGAGTAACGATAGGTAGTTGAAGCTCCTGTGATAACAAAGAGTAAAGACCACCAAGTGCAGCTTCTAGCTCCTGTCCTAGCATCCGTATCTCTTCTGCTGTTACACGCTCTGCATCTCTGACCACACCGCTCGTCAACAGGAATGCTTGGCTCAGTCTATCTGTTATGCCTTGCATGGTTGTTTGAGCAGTACGGAAGTCGTTGAACTTGTTAAGCTGTAGTACCGACACATCTCCTTCAGACCCTTGCACGATAGCTCCGTTAGGGGCTTCTGCTAATGTACGGGAGCGAGTAGTACCGTTAGGATTAACCATGAACAATACCTTAGCTGCTGCTGCACTACCTTCTACGATTGCTTTTGTTAAAGCTTCAAGGGACTTGATGTCACCAATGTACTCCTCTACAAAACCTCTGCCGTAATCTTCTCCGTCTATCTGTGTATACCGTAAAGGCAGCCAAGGCGACTTATCAATAGGATACTCTCCTATACTTTCCTCAATAACAATACCTTTAACATCTTGCTGTACTTTAAACTTATCTCCTTCTCGTATAACTGAGGTGTATAGGTCGCAAGTGTTCTCCTTCTCCTGACGATATACTTCTTCTCTTACAGACTCAGGCAACATCATAGGTGCTACCGTTTCTTTAATAGCTATGTGTGTAACGTTACCCATTGGGTCTCTCTTCACAACATAACGATCAAGTCGGAACACACGCATACCACCCTCATCAGGTAAGTACAGCAGACTGTTACCACTGATAAGTAAGTTCTTTAGTGCTTGGAATATACCGTTCCTAAAGTTCTGTACTTCAACCTCTTGTGACACACTACGCTCTACATCAGCTAAAGCTTTCTCAAGGTCACTGCGTAACTGCTCTGCTCCCTCTGGCCCTAGCTCCTGCTTTGCTTTGTCCAACTCATAGCGGTCAATAACCAAGCGGAAGAACGGAGCGTTAGGTGGAAGTAATGCCAGTAATAACTTAGACGATAAGTTCAGTACACCTCTAGCTCCTATGCCTTGATAAGGTGTGTAGTACTTAGTAGCAAAGTTGTGACCGTCAGGTGGTAGAACATACGGCAGGGTCAACTCAGAAGAGGTACGACCTCGATCTAAGAAAGAGTACCGTTGATTCTCTAACGAGTGATATAACCCTTGTGCTGTTTCCATTTGTTATGTTCCTGTATAGAATTGCCAATCCGTTCCGTCAAACACATACATCCGTATAGAGTCAGACGCTAGGAATATAGTACCGACGTCATCTCCTGTCCTCGCTTCTATGTTAGCTTGTGTATCGTACCCTGCTTGGAAGGTAGCATCAAACAAATCTAAGAAGAAGCGAGTACCAAACTGTGGTGTAACAAACTCAGACGGAGGTGATACCTCAGAAGGAGTAGGTAGATTGACTGCTACTAAAGACACTATTATAAAGAGTCAACAGTACCCGTAGCGTAGACGCTGTAGGTTCCGTCGGTGCGACTTGATACAGAAGCTCTAATCTTTTCGTAGTGACCATGTGTATCGGAGATCATAATGTTACCATTAGCAGTTATTGCTCTGCTGTCTATTGTTCTCCAAGCTCCACCTACATAGGCTTCGACCGCTACTGTTGCTCCTGTTGTAACGGATGTAGACTCAATAACATAAGTCCAACCTTTTGAGCGTTCTACTGAGAAACCAGTTCCTGCTCCGTCGGCTACTACACCGTCAAGTAATGTCTTCTTTTCTAAGCTTATCATATTCATTGTGGTAGTTGTACTCCTGCTTGCCCGGACTGCATACCGAGTGATGGTCTTCTAGTTACTGTAAGCTTTCTTGTTCCACGCTTACGTTGTTGTGAAGATGTCCGCCTCGCTTTCACAGGTTCCGCTCTTACCGCTGTTGCGGTCGGAGGAGGAGGGGGT